CGAGCCGTAGGAATTCCTTATCGTCTATCCCTTCTCTGTCGAACAGGTCGGCGAGTTGTGGATATGCTCTGCCTAATGCGAGCGCGAGCGTGGCATTGTCTCTTTCTGTGATGTCGGGACCACCGACTTCGATCTCCGCTTTAGCATCGACGCTCTTGTCGATTTTGGATCTGACTTCGAGCGCGACGCGCGCCATTTCGACGATCATCTCGAAGAAGTCGTCCTGTGTTTCTTCGAGTGTTCGGAATGTCGGCGTGCCGGCTGCTTCAGCGGTTGTGCGTGTCGATCCTTCCGGCTCTGCCAGCCAGTGCATGGGGAATCCGATGCCGCCTGCTATCATCTTCTTGATTGCTGTCCCGTCCATCGAAGCATCGAAGGCGTCCAGTTGTGCGGACAGAATGCCCCATTCTTCGCCGTTGTTGGAGTTAAGTACAAGCAGGCTGCCGGATTGTGGCGGGTTGGCTTTGAGCGTCTTTTCTCGCGTGGCTCGTTCGGCTTCGCTTGAGTAGGCACCGCGTACCACATACATAAAAGCGGTACGGAAGCGATTGAGTCTGACTCGATCTTCGAGCCACGACGAGAAGCGTCCTATCCATACGAGAAGCGGTGATAAATCCGCTTCGCCCCATGGACTCCCTACCGGCTGATTGCTGGCGAAGTGGAGCATAAATAATGGCTGGTCTTGACCTGGCTCGTACGCAACCCACTTGTCCTCTCCGACTGCATCCCGTGTATAGCCGGTCTCCTGCTCTATGTCGTTCTCTTTGGTCTCGATCTCTTCGATCTGTTCTGCCGGGACCATGCGGATGATAGTCATGCCGGTTGCATCCACGTTGAACAACGGGAATAGATTGCCTGTGCGTGTGTCCTCATCCTTCCAGCGTTTCAAGTTCCGTTTGAATTTATTTGCCTTCATCCATTCTTGAAGAAAATCGTTTGTTCCTTCATGTGGGCTGGTTATCGAGATACCTTTGCCGATGACGAAGGATGTCATGAGCCGGACGATCCTGCGCGCGATGGGGTTGACTCTCCATGCACGGAGAGACTCGGCAAAAATCTTCTTGCGGTCCCACGTGCTGCGGCCTTCGTACAATCCGCTCATGCCGCCTGTGAAGAAGTTCGAATCTCTTTCGGGGCTGAGCGCGAGTGACGCTTCGAGCGCGTCGTTGAGCATTGATACCTGTTGTTCAAGCTGCTTTTTAGTTGTCATGCTGTTCGGTGAACCTTATTTGAAACTCTGGTATCTCATCGCCGTCATGGATTTCTGGAAATGAATCGTGTGTGAAAATGAAAAATACCTCTCCCCTGTTCTGGTCGTAACCGTTGTAGATGAATTGCGCGTCGGGTGGTAATCCTGCGGTTGTTTTCGTTTTTTGGATTTCATTGTCTTGCGTTATCATGCTGACAATCAATCCAAATGAGACATAAACCTTTACAATTTTTCTAGTAGGCATTGTTCATCTCCTGTAATACGTCCTGCTCCGGCTCTATGATGGTCGTTTCGGATGGCACATACCACTCGAGCTTGTCTAGTTCGGCGGTCATGGCGTCGGCTGTGATATGGTCGTCGTGTATAAGCTGACCATTGGCTCCGCGCGTGCCGTCCTTCACACCCCAACGCATGGTCTTGGCTGGCCCGATCAGAATTTCGCTTTCGCAGTTGGCGTATTGTTCGTCAACGATCCCGCTTGGCGCGCAGTCTCTGAACCTTCCTGTTTCGATCATGCCGATGAATGCGTATCCGATCTCGCTTTTGGTCTGTTGTGTGAACTTGACTGGAATTGTTTTGGTGGGGAATCGCTTGGTAGTCATTGCCCATAACCCCTCCCCTACTCCGGTTGAGTCTATGACGATGTACTGCGCGTTCCATGCTTCGGCTATGGCTTTGATCTTGCCGAAGATGGAAATATGGTTCTCTCCCTGCCATGCCTTGCGCTGCACTACTCTATAAGTTGGCGCTTGCAGGTCTTCGAGCGTGGACAGGTCTATGTCCACGATGTTGAGTGTGGTGTAGTCCCTGCCTGGATTGCCCATGCCGTCGAGATTCAGGAGTGCTTCATCCTGTCCGCCTACGTCGATTGTTAGTGCATAAATGCGACCGGGGACAGGAGACGGAAGACCGGGCTGATCTCCGATCATCAGGGCGCGGCGTGCGGCGTTGAACATACCGGCTAGTTCGTCGATCTCCTCACAGAAGTATTGTGTCTTTACGAGTGGGTGCTGTCGGCCTAGTTTCTTGATTTCGTTGTCGATGAATGTGCCGTACGCGGGTACGATCTTGCGGACCTGGTCGGCATTGTAGATAAAGACTCGTTTGATCCCGTCCTGCTTTTCGAGCTCGAGTCCTGTTCTCATCTCCCTTGCTAATAGAGTCTTGCTTGTCCACGTTGTGCCTGTAATGAGCCTGGTTGCGTTCGTGCTCGCAACCATGGGAGCGAATTTTTTATCGTATACGCTCGGCTCTATGTCCTGGGCTTCGTTGATGATCAGGGCAAGGCTTGCCGTGGCTCCTACCACGTTGGCGCTGCCGTCACCTGACAGGAAACTGACGACTGCATTTCCGATCATACGCATGAAGTCGGAGCGTTTCGACCAGAACATTTTTGTAATCAGGTTTGTTGAGAGTCGTTTCTCGAAGCGCATGATCGCATTGATCGTCTGCGGTTTGTAGGTTGGGTTGGCGACGACGATCCCCACGTCTCGATGTGCGAATAGATTGCAGAGGAATGCCAGCAGGTTTCCGACAAGTTCGTCCTTCCCTGCCTGGCGTGACATGATGACGACGAACGTGAGTCCTTTTTTGTGAATGACTGAATCAATGATTGCTTTTGCCGGCGCGAGTTGATAGCTTCGCATGGTGATACCTCCGCCGCGTTCGGTGAACGAAGCGAAGTTCTTTGCAATGTGTTTGATCGTTTGCTTGATCGTGCTCACCTGTCTGCCTCCCAGGTAGATATAAACCCCTCAAACGGCATCTCTACCCTGCCGCATTGTGAGCATGTTGCGTTTGGCTTTTCAACCAATCGGCCTAATCCGTTGACTGTGACTGTTTTGTCTGCCTTCACGTAGCGCGCACAATTTGGGCAAACTGGAACAAAGCAAGGGTCTCCTTCTCCCTTTCCGTCGTATGTTTTTCTTCTTGTCTCTGCATATTCAAACATGTTACAAACCTAATTCAAGCCTGAGTTCTTCCAATGCTTCCATGATGCCCTGTTCGAGCGTGCCGCCTTTGCCGCGTGTGAGGTAGTGTGTTCGGATCATGGTGGATAGAGATTGGGTCATAAGCGATAGTGTGTTCAATTGCTGCAAATAATGGTTGTCGCGGGTGTAATTGCCTTTGTCGTCTCTGTGAGTGATTTCATCGAAAGATAATTGCTCTGTAAGTCTATCCATGCAGACACGGAGTAGATCAAGTTCATCCTCAATCGTGAAGCGGTCTTGTCCTTCAAGTCTTTTGCTTTCAGTCGTTGAGAACTGGCGCGAATAGAATCCGTGCTTCTGTGCATTCTTATTTCCTGGCTGCCCGCCTGCCTTTCCGGCGTGGGCAGGCGCGCCGTGCTTGCGTCCTTTCGTGGCTTTGGGCATGTCACCTGTCTGCGCCTTAGGCAGGTCCTGACAACCATCTGAATAGCTCTATAAGGATTATGCCAATGCCTGGTGAAATGATCGCCCAACGCCATTTGCCGCGTTCTGCTTCTGCTTTTGCTTCCTTCGTGGTCTGTGCTTCCAGAAAATCATTGATTGCCTTTTCCATGTTTGCGATCCGTGTGTTGGTTGTGCCTTTGGTCTCTGCCACGTCGCCGATCACCTGCATGGCCTCCTTCATAACGGTTGCCATGAATCGCAGACCCTGGCGCGTTTCGAATTTGTCGTCTTTGAGTGCTTCGTCGATCTTCTCGATCACTGCTGCTGCTGTGCCGTTGGTCATGGGTAGTATGGATATCCTTTCTTGCCGTCGATCAACAGTTTTGTGTAGGCGAGTGGGTAATAAATCGGCTGGCTTGCTATGATCGGGATAGGTACGTCCTTCCCGTCCAGATTTGGGAAACGATAGACTGCGTAACCTCCGTTCTTTTTCGTGCCTGTAATGGTTGTGGCGAAAAAGATACGCGGGTCGGTGTTGATATTGATCGTCTCTATCGGTGGCGGGCTGCCGTTGCCGTCGAAGTAATCTACTTTGAGCATTGATACGCCTTTGGTGTTGATCTTCTTCTCCCCTGCCAGTGATGCGCCGCCGCATACGAGCGTGTAGATGCTTGGCAAGCCTTCGGTCAATCTCTCTCCTAGCAGGTAGTTTCTGAACAAGTCGAGTCCCTTGTTGTTCGAGAATGCGCGTGCGCTGGCGTAGACTGCGGTGGTGCGCTTTGCCATGTAAGCGCGTTCAAGTTTGGTAAGTTTCGTGTGTGGTTTTCCGTAGTAGGACAATGAGAGTAAGTCCATCAAGAAGAACTGCCATTCTGAATTGAGGTCTGAGTAGTGTCCGTTGCTGCTGTTGTCGAGTTCCCCGCATCGGAATACCATTGGAAGATTTGGGCGCGTGATCGTGCCTGTGAAGTCGGCTCGCTCCCAATCGCGGAGCACGAAGTAGAGGGGACGGGAGACCGGGGGCGGGAGACCGATGACAGGCTCCGGCACATAGGTAAGGTTCTCGTCTGTGTATTGGAGAATGACTCTATTCGGGTACATAGCC